TGAAATATCAATACCAGTCTGTTTGTATAACTCTGTCATAGTCTGTTCGCTAGCAAGCAAGCCTTGCTTCTTTTGCATATAAGTAGACGCATTCAAATTCATTATACGAGCCAATTGCGTAGCCATAATATCCTTCACTTCAGCAGCGTTGAGATTGATACGAGAATTACTCTCTTTCATATCCTGATACGTTTTCTTACACAAAAGTTCAAATTCGTTAGAACGCAGATACCTATCGAACTTCAATTGAACTATATTCTCGTCAATCTGTGATTGTTGAGCTTTCATAGTGTTAATACGTTCTCGAGCTTCAGACATAGCGACGTCTATTTCCTGAAGTTTCTTAGCAGCAACTTCAGCTTCAGCATGATTTAACTGTCCGAGTTCATGATTTACATAAATAGTTGAATTGTTCAATTCAATGTCACTTTCAGTACGAGCTTTACGGAGCAGATAATCAGCAGTCAGCAAACTTTCTTCAGTCTCTGTTTTCTTGCTTTCGGAAGTAGCAAGACGAGCTTGAGCAGCTTTCAATCCAGCATCAGCGGCTATTTGAGCAGTCTGTCCGTAAGTATTCGTAGGTATCACATTAAACCGAGGCGTAGGAGCTTGCGCAGGAGCTTCAGGAGCAGTTGCGTTTCCTACGTCTCCACGGGAGTACATCAAATCCGGATTTAATCCGGCGTCTTTCAAACGTTGCATCTGGGCAGCAGGTGAATTGTACGAGTTATTTTTCTCGTACATCTGTTCAATCCATTGTTGTTGCGCCAAACGTTCTTCACGAGCGAATTTGCTTTCACGTTCAAATGCTTCGGCTGATAGTTTTCGATTACTTTTATTTCCAAAGAAGCTACCAATAGCAGAAATGGCGGCACCGCCGATGCCGCCAATTACTGTACCTAGACCTGGGGAAATAGCGGAACCGATAGCAGCACCAGAAGCAGCACCTTTTCCAATATTTGCCATAATCAATTATTTTGAGGGTTAATGTATTTATCACCAAATTTCTTCTGACGAAGAACTTGAAGAGCTTTACGCTGGGAAACCTTTTCCATTTCCCAAGCTGTAGCCATATCCATTTCACGACGGAATTGCGGCTCTATGTTCCAAGAAGCATCACCGTTTACGTCGATAAAATTTACATTCATAGGAGAAACGGGAATACCACGTTTTGCCATTTCAGCGACTTGTTGAGGTGTTAAACCTAGATTAGGTTTAGTTCTTTCAAAATCTTTCTGTACATCAAATTCACATGTTACAGATGTGTAATCTGGTTTTGTATTTCTTGCCATAAGTGTAAAATTTAAAAATTCATATTACGCAACAAAGTTGCTATTAATTTGCGTTTCACGCAGAGGAAAATACTTTTCCCTTTAATCTTATGATATTGCAAAGATAGGTATGCGCGCGTGACAAGTCCAATGAACCTAGTACTAATAATTGATTAAATATTATAACAAGGTTCTAATATTTAACAATTATTACTACTAGAACCCTTGGAGCAAGTCACACACACATGCCTTAAAGATGCAATGTCAGAAGAAAAAAGAAAAAATTATTTTCTTAGTCCAGACGAGGTATTGCAACACGACTAATTGGTAACCGAGCGGTAGCGTTAAATTTCACGTAACCGAAAATCTTATCCGTGTACTCCGTGACACTGAAAACCTGATTAACAGTTTCTGGATTAACCAATAAAAATTGTTGTCCAAGTTGAGGTAATCCGGAAAATGTTCGATGCATAACAAAATTTTTCATGTTAGTTCGGAACAAACCGTGAGCGCTATCGTATTTAGCAACATATTCATACCACGGACGTTGATAACCGAATGTCTTATTCAACTGATCAGTGCTATCTTCTGCAACAATATTCATTGGACAAATTTCCTTATATGTAATAGGTTGGAATCCAATACGGTCAAATTCCGGCTGATAATGGTCTAACAAACCATTATATACAAAATCCTTAGGCAGTAACTGTGTATAAATAGGAACAGGAGTTACAGTTAACAAGCCAATAATATAGGACTCCTCATCACAAAAGACCTCAATGTTATTAGAAGTGCTACCATAAACTCCAGCTATTCCAGTCTTAGAACCAAGGGCTTCGGCATATTTACCTTGAGATGTAGAACTTTGTTGGTCAACAGTTTGTTCAACGGTACGCATAGATAATTCGCGAGAAATACCTCCAATAAATTCAGGCATAAGGAGTTCATCAAAACGTATATCAATATCCCAACGACCTTGCATGATTTGTTTATACGAAAAACCTTTACGCATATTAAGTTCCAAGAATTTTTGGTAAGCGTTAACATATCGAAGAGTCTCAATAGTAAATCCAGAGCCTTCAGTAGTGGCAAGAGCAGCGAGTTCCGCATAAGAATTAATAGCAGTAACAGGAGTTTTTTCAGATACAGGATCATAGTCAACACCTACAAGACGCTCACCATCTTCAGAAACTTTGTAAGATAATCCATACTTAGAACCGTCTTCGTCAACAAGAACAGTTCGTTTTTGAACGGAATAAGTTCCGTCTTCTGCACGGGTAACAACATCACCCATGACAAGACCAACAAGAGGAGCATTGGCACCTTGTTGAGGATTCGGTACGGCAGTGGTAAGGAAATCACGTTCCCAATTACATTGATGAAGTTCATACAGAGTCTTGTCTGCACCTCCTTTCATATTAGGAAGCCATTTATTATAAACGGGACGACCGTTGTTGACAAAAGGATTGTTACGTATGTCGCGATAATAAGCGTTATAAACAGATTCGTAAGCACGGAAACGATAAGCTAACAAATGAGTATTATTCGGACGATTTTGAGTAGCAAAGGGATACGTATTATACTGTACATCATTCTGCAAAGTATAATAAGTATAAGTCACATTAAACGCAACATTAGCAAAACTAATAGGAGCACCAGAATTAGGAGCAGTAATAGCAACGAGCGGAGCGCCTTCAACATTATTTAAACGAGAGGGATCAACAGACGAAATCCTAGCACCTATAACACCATCAGAAGACTTTTTAAAATCAATTGGCAAATCAAATGAATAAGTCTCATCATCTCCAAGAAATACAAAAAAACCTCTCGCACCGTCAAAAACTTCAGATTGACCACCAGTAAGAGTTATATCAATACCAACTTGAGAGGCAGAAGTCGGAATAGCAGTTGCGGAAGCCTTAGTTTTAAATATGATGGTTTGGGTACCATTAGTATTCAATGATGCAGTACAAGTAGAACCAGAAATAGGAGCATCAGAACGCAATGCTCTCATAACAGCGTCAAGAGGCGAATCTGTAAAATTCCTAGAATTTGAACCACAAGGAGCATCTACTAATTTTTTAGTAGAACTAATACGAGTACCAAATGTAGGCAAACCTAAATAATCACCTAACGTACCAGTTTTACACATTTTACTAAAACGGGAGAAATCAGGTAAAATATAAGGCTCTACCAAATCATCACGGAAATTAGAAATGAAGTCAGAATAATCTTCCCACATTGAACGAAGAGTTACCTTGAAAAAGTTAAGACGGGCAAACATTCGAGTTTGAACAGGAAAAACCATAGGCATCAACTCAAGACCAAACTCGGGATTAATACGAAGCGAACCTTTAGCAGGAACAAGTTCACAAAATACAGGAGTAATACGACCAAAATCAGTAGTAAAATTATACACGTGAGACCAATCAAACGGATTTACATCGATGCGATTATTAGCATCAAATGTAGCATCAAAAATGTTTTGTGCCATTTAAAAATGTGGTTTAATAGTTAATGAATCTACCTTTTGCTGGGTAGTTTGTTGAGAACCCTGTTTTGAATTAGAATTTTTCCAAAACACAGACATAGAAGCAGTACAAGATTGAACTGTGAGGGCAGTAATAACACCAATAAGAAATGTGGAAATTAACTGTACAAGTTTAATCCACTGGGCAGGAGTAATTTTCATAATTTCTCTAAAACAAGTAAAACATCATAACCTATATTAGCTTCCTGCAACTGTTTACGAAAACGTTCAGCAGTTGAAGGGCGGTTAAATATACCAATATTAATAACAAACTCTTCATGTAGAGTTTCTCTCTTAATAAACTTTATAATTCCTTTATACATATCAAAACATTTGTTTATAAAACAAAACAGAAAATACATTTTGTGTATTAGACAACCGACGAGCATAAGCACGAGCATCACCAACAGTCATCTGGGCTTTCTTGCGGTATTCATGAGGTTTCATTTTACCAGATTCAGAATCACGCCAAGCAATTTCAAAAATAAACGTGTATTTATTCATGGCGCCAAAGGTTTAATAAATATTCAGGACAAATACCAACAATAGTAGCACCAGATTTACGACTAAAAGCATCAGCAATGGCAGAAGCATCTTTTAAAGATTCAGCATTAATATAAATACTATCGTAATCAGAAGCCAAATAATAAAAAACAACATATTTACTCATAATTATTAAATTAAATTAGTATTCCTTTTTCTTACAGTACAAAAATAAGAAATCTATTGTTAATAAAATGTTAATTGATAGTTAAAAATAATTTAAATCTTTTCTTTTCTATAATGCTTATTCATTTTCTCACGAACATCATAAGAAGCTTTTCTCAAGTCCAATTCTTCACGCATAGCCATACGAGCATTAATAGCGGCTTGTTGAAGAACGTTCATTTGTAAAGATTTTTCGTGCTTCAAGACTTGAGAGGAATCAAAAAACACAAGAGCGGTAGACAAACAATCAAGTGCATAACTAAATGCTTTGTAATACAAATCTTCATAGACGGTCTGTGAACAGAGTTGAGGAAGATAATATTTTATGAATGTATCATTTATAATAGTTTTATAAGGATTATAATACGGAGTCTTACCAGTCATACGAACAAGATGAAGATATTCCTCAGGGTAAGTGAATTTAAAGGGAAGTTTATATTGTTTATGAAGATAACGAGCAATTTCAAACCAACGTACAGTATCTTTGAAGTGTTTAATGAAGCTAGGGTCATAACACATTGACGTAGAAGGCATAAATTTCATGCGATAGTAACGAGGTAACATAGTAGTAAGAGATTGACCAGTATATATGTTAATAACAGACATATCACAAGTGTCAGGTTGTTGTTCATAGAATGCGCGAAGCTGTTCAGCGTAGGCAGAACCAATACCTCCGTTTTTACGAGAAGCGAGCATGAATGTGGAGTTCATACCTTCAGGAGCGCACTCACGTTTACCCATGTATTTCATGACATAATTGATACCACCGTTAATAACAGGAACACAATAAGCAAAACCAATAGACCGAGTAACAGGTGATCCGTCAGAATTGTACTCACCAGTAGGACGACGCCAGCAGCTTTCAATGAGTGTAAGGCGCGAAAACGCGGTCTCAAAGTTATCAGGGAAATTCCATAGTATAATATGATAATGAGGACGTTTGGACCAATGTCCATATTCAGAAACTGCAATATAGCGAAGATTATGAGAAATGCCACGTCTATCCAATTTGGTACGAAGGCGTTTAAAAAAGAGTTGAATTTCTTCTGGAAATACTCCGTTTTTCGGCAAATGTTCATTGTTGTAAGTAAGAGTTATAAAGTAAGCTTGTTTATTAGAAGTATATGATTCACAGAGAGCACGAAACGACCATTGTTGGGCTTTTTTTTCATTACAAAGAACGCATTTGTTACAGGGAACAATCAAGAACATAGGGAAAGTTTCACCAGTAGCAGGATTCACAATAGTATATTTATCAATATTATTTTTATTAACATGATTCTTGTTCACATGAAGAACAGAACCATGGTATGTTCCGGAAGGCATTGTAAACGTACGATACTTCTGTATCAGCTTAGAGGCATGTGGATGCCAAATTACTTTCGGGTCTTCACAGTAGATATTATTCATAATAAATAGTTTTAGCGGACGGAAGCCGCACTTTGGGCAAATCGTAACTTTTCCGGTGGAAATAATCAAAGATTAGAGGGTGTGTCAGTTACTACATACTTATCAAGTTATGGCGGTACGATTTTGAAATAAATCGTGAAAAGCCCGGGTACACCGGGCTAATCATTATCGAAATCCTATAGGAGACATAGATTTTCCAAGGAAACCACCTTTTTGTAACGAGGTAGTAGCACTTGCAAACTGACCAACAGCAAACGATACGGAATTGATCCAAGTTGTAGCAACATTAGTAAAACGCTCGGTAGAATCCCAATCTTTAGCTTGATCAAAATTGAACTTAGCATGCT